AAAAATATAAAAATGAATTATCAATAAATGGTGATTTATCATATCTTAATTTAGATTGGAAACCTGTTCCAATTATTCCTAAGTTTGTTGATATAGTAGTAAACGGAATGGCACAGAGATCATATGAAATAAACTGCTACTCTCAAGATCAATATGGTGTTAGCAAAAGAACTGAATATATGGAATCTATGCTTAGAGACATGAGATCTAAACAGTATAGTGATTTAGCTAAGCAGCAGTTCGGGATAGATTTATACGAGAATGATCCAGAAAAACTTCCTGATTCAGAAGAGGAATTACAACTACACATGCAATTGACATATAAGCAAGCCGTTGAACTAGCTGAAGAACAAGCTATTAATGTTTTAATGGAAGGTAGTGATTATGATCTTATAAGAAGAAGATGTTTGTATGATTTAGCTACTATAGGTATAGGTGCTACAAAAACAGTTTTTGATTTTAGTGAAGGAGCTAAAGTTAAATACGTTGATCCAGCTAATATAGTTTACTCACACACTGATTCACCTTATTTTGAGGACATATATTATATAGGTGAAGTTAAAGACATTCCTGTCAATGAGTTGGTAAAAGAATTTCCAGATTTATCAGAATCTGAAATAAAAGAAATTACAAAAACATCGTCTAATCCAACCGAAATAAAATCAAATAAAGATAAAAATCAAGTTCACGTATTATATTTTAATTATAAGACTCACAGTAATAATGTTTATAAGCTAAAAGAAACTGGTACTGGTGGAGAAAAGGTTATAGAAAAAGATGACACATTTAATCCACCGGATGATAAGGAAGGTAACTTTAGCAAATTAGAAAGAGTAGTTGAGGTTTTATTTGAAGGTGTATATGTTCTTGGATCAGATAAGTTACTGAAGTGGGAGATGTCAACTAACATGATGAGAAGTCAATCAGACTTTTCTAAAGTTAAAATGAATTACCAATTAGTTGCGCCTAGAATGTACGATGGAAAGATAGAATCTTTAGTTAGTAGAATAACTGGTTTTGCTGATATGATTCAACTAACCCACTTGAAACTACAACAAGTAATGGCACGCATGGTTCCAGATGGTGTGTACTTAGATGCTGATGGTTTAGCTGAAATAGATTTAGGCAATGGAACAAACTATAATCCACAAGAAGCTTTAAACATGTTCTTCCAAACTGGTTCTGTTATTGGTAGAAGTTTAACGTCTGACGGAGATGGAAATCCTGGTAAAGTGCCAATACAACAAATAAATAATGGTGTTAGTGGTGGCAAAATGCAAGCATTAATTCAAACATATAATTATTATCTTCAAATGATAAGAGATGTAACTGGATTAAATGAAGCTAGAGATGGTAGTATGCCAGACGCTAACGCTTTAGTTGGTGTTCAAAAATTAGCAGCAGCAAATTCCAATACAGCTACTAGACATATATTGCAATCAATGTTATTCTTAACAGCAAAGTCTGCAGAGTGTTTATCACTTAGAGTAGCGGATATAATACAGTATTCACCAACAAGAAAAGCTTTTATAAATGCTATAGGCGCTCACAATGTAGCAACATTAGATGAAATGTCAGAATTGCACTTATATGATTTTGGTATATTTATAGAGTTAATGCCAGATGAAGAAGAGCAAGCTATATTAGAAAACAATATACAAGCAGCATTGGCTCAGCAATCTATTGACTTAGATGATGCAATAGATTTAAGAAACGTGAGGAACGTTAAATTAGCTAACCAACTATTAAAGGTTAAGCGTAAAAAGAAGATGCAGCGAGATCAATTGATGCAACAGCAAAATATTCAAGCTCAATCTCAAGCTAACATACAAGCTCAAAACGCAGCAGCACAAGCAGAGGTTGAAAAGAATAGAATGAAGATGGAGTTGGATACTGATTTTGAGGAAAGCAAAAATAGATTAAAGATAGAGTATTTAAGACAAGAAGCGTTAGTTAAAAAAGAATTAATGCAATATGAATTTGAATTAAATTCTCAAATAGAGGGTATGAAAAGTGATACAGCTAGTAGAATGGAAACAGTTAGGGAGGACAGAAGAGATGCTAGAGTTGATCAACAGGCTGCTCATCAAAAAGAAATGATAGATCAAAGAACTGAGGGTAAATCACTTAAAAACTTTGAATCATCAGGTAATGATATACTAACAGGGGGAGCGAATATGGGAAGATTCGGTCTCTAATATTTAATATTTTATAAAATTTTATTATGGCAGAAGAAAACAAAAAGGTTACCGAAGAGGTAACTGAACAACCTAAACAAGAGGTTAAACATCAAGTAGATGAGTCTAAATTTCAAAGCGCTGGAGATGATAGCGTTATTAAAGTTGACCTAAGTAATCCACCATCACCTAAAAGCGAGGAGGTTGAAAAAGAACCCGCTAAAGAAGAAGAGGTGGTCGTAGTCAATGAGGAACCTAAAAAGGAGGAGGTTACAGAGGAACAACAGGAAGAAACACCAGTTGTTCAAGAGGTTACAAATGAAGAAGTAGAAGAGGTTCAAGAGCAAATAGAAGAAGCGATAATTGAAGCCGAGGAAACTGGAAATCCTTTACCAGAGAAGCTACAGAAAGTTGTAGAGTTTATGGAAGAAACAGGTGGAGATTTGCATGACTACGTTAATTTAAACAGAGATTTATCCAAGCTGGATGACTCTGAAGTTTTAGATGAGTATTATAGAACAACTAAATCTCATCTATCACCGGAAGAAAGAAATTTTATATTAGAAGATCAATTCAGTTACGATGAAGAAACTGAAGATCCTAAAGATGTAAGAAAAAAGAAAATAGCCCTCAAAGAGCAAGTTGCCGAGGCTAGAGCCTACTTAGACGGGCAAAAGTCTAAATACTATGAGGAAATTAAAGCTGGGTCAAGGTTAACACCTGAAGCTCAAAAAGCTATGAATTTTTTTAATAGGTACAATAAAGATCAAGAGAAGCAAAAGAAACTAAACGAAGCTACTTTATCTAATTTTAAACGTAAAACAAATGGTGTTTTTAATGATAATTTCAAAGGTTTTGATTATCAAGTTGGAGACAAAAAATTTAGATTTAACGTTAAGAATGTAGATAAGGTTAAGGAAACTCAAAGTAATCTAAATAACTTTGTCAATAAGTTTGTTGGTAAAGATAATAGAACGATTGAAGATGCTCAAGGGTATCACAAGTCTTTATTTACAGCAATGAATGCTGACGCTGTCGCTAAACATTTTTATGAACAGGGGAGAGCTGATGCTATTAAAAATCAAGTTGCTAAAGATAAAAACATAGATACTAGTCCACGACAAACACATGGGGAAATGAGTGCCGGAGGAGTTAAGTATAAAGTCTTGGGCAATACCTCTGATGATCTTAAGTTAAAAATTAAAAGAAGAAAATAACATTTAAAATAAATAAATTATGGCAATAGCGCAAAGTGGTAATAATGGCGTGCCTGCTCCAATTAAGCAACAATCAATTACTGATGGTAATTATATAGATTTTACCTCGGCAGCAACTGAGGGTTGGGCGCAGCAATTTTTACCAGATTTAATGGAAAAAGAAGCTGAGGTGTTCGGTAACAGAACAGTTTCAGGATTTCTTGAAATGGTTGGAGCTGAAGAGCCTTCAACTGCAGATAGAGTAATATGGTCAGAGCAAGGTAGATTACACTTAAAGTACACTGCTTCACTAGCTGCTAACGTAGACACAGGTCAAGATGGTGATCACGCTAACAACACTGGTATTACTGTACCAAGTACACACGGTATTAGAGTTGGTGATATGATATTAGTGTCTTCTGCTTCACAAACAAAGACAATTGTATGTTATGTAAGTGCATTAACTGGAACTACAGAAATACAAGCTGTACCTTACGGTGGAGGCGATGCTGGTCAAGGTGTTGGTGAAGCTTTAGGACATGCTCATAACAATGGTAATGGAGATGCTTTAGTGATAGTTGTAGTTGGTTCTGAATTCAAAAAAGGACAATTAGGTAGAGCTGAAGAAATTCAACCAGAATTCAAATCATTCTCTAACAAGATGATGATTATGAAAGATAAGTATATGGTCTCTGGATCAGATGCTTCTCAAATTGGTTGGGTTGAAGTTTCAGGTGAAGATGGTCAAAATGGTTACTTATGGTATTTAAAAGCTGCTGGTGATACAAAAACTAGATTTGCTGATTACTGTGAAATGGCAATGATCGAAGCTAAGACGATGGTAGAAACAAATACTCTTACTAGTGGTATTGTTGGTAGTGAAGGTTTATTCGCTGCTATCGAAGCTAGAGGTATCATTTCTAATGGTGTTGATCAACCTGGTGCTGGAGACAACATGACTGAGTTCGACTTAATCCTAAAAGAATTTGATAAGCAAGGTTCTATCGAAGAATACATGATGTTCTTAGATAGAGATACTGCTCTACTTGTAGACGACATGCTTGCAGATCAAAACTCTTATGGTGCTGGTGGTACTTCTTATGGTGTGTTTGATAACTCTGAAGATATGGCATTAAATTTAGGTTTCTCAGGATTTAGAAGAGGTTCTTATGACTTCTATAAAACAGACTGGAAATACTTAAATGATAGTCAAACAAGAGGGGGTTTAACAGCTGGAGCTGGTAGAATCAGAGGAGTATTCTGTCCTGCTGGAGTAACTTCGGTTTACGATCAAATGATGGGAAGAAACCTTAAGAGACCGTTTTTACATGTTAGATATAGAGCATCACAAACTGATGATCGAAGATTTAAAACATGGACAACTGGTTCTGTTGGAGCAACTACATCTGACTTAGATGCGATGGAGATGCACTTCTTAACAGAAAGATGCTTAGTAGTACAAGGTGCTAATAACTTCTGTATGTTAAAGGGATAATATCCTAAAGACTAGGGCGGCATGCATGTAAAAGCACTCCGCCCTTTTCTTTTTATTTATTAATTATATTATATATTATATTATGGCAAAGAAAAAACAATCCGCACCCGCAGAGGTGTTAGAAGCACCAATGGTGCAAGAACAGGCTACAATCGTAGAACCTGAAATTCCAAAAGTTAAAAAAGTTCAAAAACCTAGTGATAAATGGGAGGTGAGAGATAGAGTGTACTTTTTAAGAGATAAGGAAAAACCTGTTTCATTTATCTTAAGATCTAAAGGTATTTATTGGTTTGATGAAGAAAAGGGATACGAAAGAGAAATAATATTAACTGGTAATCAAAAAACACTATTTGAAGATGAAATGAAAGGTGTTAGAAGGTTAGAACATATTATTTTTAGAGATGGGGTATTAACTGTTCCTAAGAACAAAGTTAATATGCAAAAGCTATTATCTATATATCATCCTCAGAAAAATAATACTTATTATGAGTATGATCCTAAGACTGAGGCTAGAGTTCAAGTAGATACTATAGAAAATGAATTAGATGCAATGAATGCTGTTAATTCTTTAGATATAGATATGGCTGAAGCTGTGTTAAGAGCTGAGATGGGTTCTGATGTTTCAAAAATGTCTTCAAAGGAAATTAGAAGAGATTTATTAGTATTAGCTAGAAATAATCCTGGATTAATAATGGGGTTAATTAATGATGAGAATTTATACCTAAGAAATATCGGTATTAAATGTGTAGAGGCTGGTATTCTTAGTTTAAGTAAAGATAATAGACATTTTACCTATACAACTTCTGGACAAAAATTAATGACTGTTCCATTTGATGAGCATCCATATACAGCGTTAGCTGCATGGTTTAAAACAGATGAAGGAATGGAAGTTTTAACAGCTATTGAAAAAAAGATATCATAAGTTATCTTTTGGATAGATAAATATAGCCACTCATTTTGGGTGGCTATTTTTATTTATATAGTAACCTTTTACTTTAATATGTAACTATAATATAGTAAAATATATACTATCATGGAATCAAAAGGACTCGGAGACACAATAGAAAATATAACAAAATTTACAGGACTTAAATCTTTAACAGAGATAGGAGCTAGAGCTGTTGGTATAGATGACTGTGGATGTGATAAGCGTAAAGAGTGGTTAAACAACCAGTTTCCATATAAAAAATTATAAATATGATATTAATAGATAAGGTTTATCAAGTGGTTATGGCTTTAGCTAACAAAGAGCAACGTGGATATATAACACCACAGGAGTTTAACTTGTTTGCAAATAAAGCGCAGAGCGATATATATGAAGGTTATATTCATGATTTTAAAACACTAGATGCTAAACCAAAAACAAATTTAGATTATGCTGACGAAAGAGAGTTGGTAGAAACGAAACTACAACCCTTTAGGGCCGTAATGTCAGAAACATGCGGAGCAGTGGGGAGCATTGAAGTAAATACAACATCTATAGTTCTTAAACCAGATGGTATGTTAGTAGAAAGCATCACTGACACAACTACAGGTCAACTAGTAACAAAAATATCTTACGATGAATTAGTGACGATTAACAACAATCCACTAACTAAGCCTACAAAAAATAGAAGAGTATATCACGAAAAGGGACTTAAATTAGCTAATGGTGAGTACTGCCAAAGATTTGATATTTATCCCCATGTAACAGAAGATACTATATTTAGTGTTAATTATTTGTTAAAGCCTAGTGCGAGGTATGTTAACTGGGGTTATGTTGTTGTTAAAGACAAGGCACTATATAACTCAAGTGGTAGTGTTAACTTTTGGTTACATCCTTTAGAAGAAAATAATTTAGTTCATAGAATACTACAATTAGCGGGTGTATCAATACAAAAAGGCGATTTGATTCAAGCCGCTATAACTGACAAGCAACAAGAAATGCAAGATAATAATAATTAACTATGGGTTTATTAGACAATCAAACACAATATCAGTATCATAATAATTCAGATAATTATGGTAATTATCAATTTATAACGCTAGACAATATAATAGCTGGTTTTATGATT